CTAAGTATGATGAACCTGCGTTCATGTTCAGTAAGACTGCGATACGAAAGAAAGATGGTGTCGCTAATAAAGCTCCGAAGTTAGTTGACGCTGACGGCAATCCTTTGGATTGTTTGATTGGTAACGGCTCTAACATTACAGTAAAGATTCGACCATACGACACAGTTTATGGTACGTTTGGTGAGTTAATCGCTGTTAAAGTTAACGAGCTTGTCGAATATGAAAGTGATGATTCTGATAACGAGGAGTTTTAATCATGGTTGAAGAAGAAACAAAACCATACATTACTATTGATGGTGTGCAAATATCGGTAGAGGATTTACCCGAAGAAGCACAAGGAATCTTTGGTAGGATACAACGATTGACTCAAAAGAAAGCTACCATTACTCTTGACTTAGAAGAGATACAAGCAGGTATTAATTTCTTTTCAAACAAAATCGTTTCGATTGTCAACGGAGAAGGAGAGCAACAACAACAAGTCACGGAAGACGATGATGAAGTAGTTACTAAATCAGAAAATTAAAACTTAACGAGAGGCAGTACCATTCAAGAGAACATAAGAGATAAGAAGGTAACTTATCCGCCTCTTAATTTTTCAAAAGGAGTAAAGCATGAGGGCAGAATTTGACGAGAAAGAGTGGGAGTTGGTTCACCAACCCTGTCCTTTGTGTGACAGCAGCGATGCTGTTGGTATAAATAAAGATAGATCAGCAAAGTGTTTTAGCTGTGATGAATTTATTAAAAACTATGATAACGCATGTGAAGGAAAGGATATGGAAACAGCGACAGTAAAACCTATTAAACAACAGGTCAATGATATAGCAGGAATGTTCGCTGCTCTATCAGATAGAAAAATCAAACTTGAAACTGCGAAAAAATATGGTGTTAAAGTACAGCACGACTTACAAGGCAGAGTAGTTAAACATTTCTATCCCTTTTATAATGGACATGAGCTTGCTGCAACCAAGTGTCGTAACGTAAAGGACAAAGGATTTTTCTTACAAGGAACGTATAACGACACAGGTTTATTTGGACAACAGCTCTTTAAAAGTGGTAAGTACGTAACAATAACAGAAGGAGAATGTGACGCAATGGCAGCCTACGAGCTACTTGGTAGCAAATGGGCTGTCGTGTCCATCAAACGTGGTGCAGCAGGTGCGGTGCGTGATATAAAAGAAAGCCTTGAGTTCTTTGATGACTTTGAAAATGTTATAATATCATTTGATAATGACAAGGCAGGGAAAGAAGCATCAATAAAAGTAGCAAGACTTTTCAAACCTAGCAAGGCAAGGATTATGACGTTGCCTACTGGTTGTAAAGATCCAAACGATATGCTACGCCAGAACAAACACAAAGAATTTACAGAAGCGTGGTGGTCTGCTAAGACTTACACTCCATCAGGGGTTATCAACGTGTCTGAACAGAGAGATAAGTTCCACAACAGAGAAAAGAAAGACAGCGTTCCTTACCCATACGAAGGTCTTAATAAGAAACTGTATGGTATGCGACAAGGAGAGCTTGTTACTTTGACAGGTGGTACAGGTCTTGGCAAGTCTAGTGTTACAAGAGAGATAGAGCATTGGTTAATCAAAGAAACAAAAGATAACGTAGGTATCATTGCGCTTGAAGAAGATTGGCGCAGAACTATTGATGGTGTATTATCTATTGAAGCTAATGCAAGATTATACATAGACCAGATACGAGAAAGATATTCTAAAGAAGAACTAGATACGTTCTTTGACATACTCTATGATGGAGAGAACAAGAATCGTGTGTGGGTTCATGCCCACTTTGGAGCTAACGACCTAGATGAAATCTTTTCTAAGATAAGGTTTATGATTATAGGTTGTGGTTGTAAATGGGTAGTGGTAGACCACTTGCACATGCTTGTTAGTGCTTCAACAGAGGGTGACGAGAGAAGAACTATTGATTCTATTATGACCAGACTACGTTCTATTGTAGAAGAAACAGGAGTAGGATTGATACTTGTTTCACACTTGCGTAGAGTTGATGGTAACAAAGGACATGAGAATGGAATAGAAGTAAACCTATCTCACCTTAGAGGTAGTCAAAGTATTGCACAGTTATCTGATTGTGTCTTAGCTTTGGAACGTAACCAACAGTCAGATGATTATCAAGAGTCACAGACAACAAAGGTTAGAGTTTTGAAGTCGAGATACACAGGCGATGTTGGGTTAGCTTCACACTTACTTTATGATAACGAAACTGGAAGACTACAAGAAATATCTAATGATGATATAGAAATAACGGACAACAGCGAAGGATTTTAATATGGATTTAGTATTTGATATAGAAACAGATGACCTAAAAGCAACTAAGATACATTGTATTGTGTGTCAAGATGCCGAGTCGGGTGAGATATTTAAGTTTAATCCTGACCAGATTGATGAAGGGTGTGCTTTCCTAACTACTGCTGATAGATTAATCGGACATAACATTATTGGTTTTGATATTCCTGTTATTAAGAAACTTGTCGGAGTTGACTTATCAGATAAAAAACTCTTAGACACTTTGGTACTATCAAGATTACTTAATCCTGTACGAGAAGGTGGTCACAGTTTAGAAGCGTGGGGATATAAATTAAAATATCCTAAGATGAACTTTGAAGATTACTTAAACTATTCACCAGAGATGATGAAGTATTGTGTAAGAGATGTCCAACTAAATACTATGGTATTCAGGAACTTGAAGTTTGAAGTTAAAGGATTTTCTACAGAGTGTATTAAGTTGGAACATGCTGTTGCAAGACTGGTGAAGGAGCAAGAAGAGAACGGATTTAAGTTTGATAGTTACTCTGCTGAAATATTATTAGCTAGTTTAAGAGAGAGGAAACAAAAGATTGAAGATGAAGTACATAATACTTTCAAACCTAAATGGGTAGATGATAAACTTGTCACACCTTATATAAAGAAAAATGGTGATCTATCTAAACGTGGATTGACTGACGAAGAATATGATAACTGTTTGTGGTTCGGTAACACAGAGCCATTCATGCGTAAGAAGTTAGTTGACTTTAATCTTGGCAGTCGTAAACAGATTGGAGAATACTTGATTGACTTTGGTTGGAAGCCAGAAAGATTTACACCTACTGGTCAACCTATCGTAGATGAAAAAACTTTAGCACAAGTTACACACATACACGAAGCTAGTTTGATTGCAGAGTTTCTTTTATTACAGAAACGTATAGCACAGATTGATTCGTGGGTTAAAGCAGTTGAAGATGATGGTAGAATACATGGGTTTGTTATACCTAACGGAGCTATTACAGGGAGAATGACGCATCGTAGTCCGAACACAGCGCAGATTCCGAGCTTAAGACAACCTTATGGTAAAGAATGTCGTACCTGTTGGACAGTAGACGAAGGTAATGTCTTGCTAGGTATAGATGCATCAGGACTAGAGATAAGAATGTTAGCACATTTTATGAAAGACGAGGAATTTACAAATGAAATACTCAACGGAGATATACACTCAGCTAATCAAAAACTTGCAGGACTTAAATCAAGAGATAAGGCGAAGACATTTATCTATGCACTCATGTACGGAGCTGGAGATGCAAAGCTTGGAAGCGTGGTTGGAGGAAATAAAAAAGATGGCTCAAGAGCTAGACAACTGTTCTTTGATAATAAACCATCATTTAAGACTCTTAGAGATAGGGTTACGAGAGCATCAGCAAGAGGTCACTTGAAAGGATTAGATGGTAGAAAGTTATTCATTCGTAACGCACACGCTGCCTTGAATACTTTGTTACAAGGTGCAGGAGCTATCGTTATGAAGAAAGCTCTTGTTATCTTTGACCATAAGTTAAGAGAAGCAGAGTTAGAACACAAGTTCGTAGCTAATATACATGACGAGTGGCAGTTAGAAGTACCTAAAGAACACTCTAAAACTATTGGTGATATTGGAGTCAGCTCTATTATAGAAGCAGGCAAAGCATTTAAACTACGCTGTCCTTTGGATGGTGAAGATGACACAGGAGGAAACTGGAGTGAAACACATTAGAGTAGCAAGTAAAAAATTTGAAGATGGAGAAT